GCAGGCACCTGGCTGATCTCGCCCGTGCGCGGGTTGACATACTCGCGCAGCCCCACCGGGGGCGCTTCTTTCTTCAGCGGCGCGCCGGTCGGCGTCTTGCCTGCGTCATAGTCGCGCTGGCTCATGCTCATCACCCGGCAGCGGCAGCGCCAGCCATTGGGCGGCCAGTGTGTGGTCCAAAAATCATCATCGACCGGCAGCGTCACACCATCCCACTGTCGGTGGCTGGCGCGCACACGCTCGTCCTGTTTCGTGATGTAGCGCACAAACGGATGCGTCTTTTTGCTGCGCTCGACCCGCTCCCAAAGCCCCGTCGAATACGCCTGGCGCGTGTTCACGTCGTAAATCAGCTCCAGGCGAGGCGGATCAAACTTGGTGAACACCACCTCGCCGGTAGCCGGGTCCGTCACCGCCTTGGTGCCCCACCAACCCGCATCGGCCAGCAGCGTTTCGGCGTCCCGCATCCAGTCCGTGCGCGACAGATCGCCCTCCACAGACTTGACCAGCGAGTCGTGCAGCGCCTGCAACAAGTCCAGCCGCGCCAGTCGGCTGACCGTGAACTGGTAGCCGTGCTCGTCCTGCCAAACATCCTGCCAGGCATAACTTTTCGTCAGCTTGGCGCGCCCCATCAGCCAGGCCACGGCCTCCTTGGGTGCGAGCTTTTGCAGCGCAGCGAAATCAGTTGCGGCAGACATCGGCTTACTCGTTCTCAACACCAGCATCAGCGCCCAGGCGGGCAGCAAATGCGGTGCGGGTCAAGGATGCGGCCAGCGGGTCAGCGTCCATTTGCGCCAGCAGTTCGGGCAGGCGCGCCAGCAGTTCCGCCGCCGTCTGACCGCGCGCGGCGGCGTCGGCCAGCAGCTTGCGAATCGGGTCCACCATCGGTGCCATGACGAGCTGCCACTGCGCCAGTTCCGCGTCAATCAGCGTATCCAGCGCGTCGGGCTGGGCAGCAGCAGGACCAGGCTCGGCAAAACTGGCAGGCGCTGCAGGCTTGGCCGCTGCCCCCGGTGCCGGTGCTGGTGTCGGCGCCGCTGCTTCTTCCCAGTACTCGCCATACTTCGCCTTCACCCCAGTCAGCGTCATTTTGAAGCCCATGCCCGATACGTTCACATCCGTCTCGCTGGCCGCCTTGAGGTCCTCATCCTTTTTGATGACCCGGTACACCCGGCAGGGCGTCAAGCCATTGAACTCGCAAAACCATTGCAGCAGCGTGCTGTTGAGGGTCTCGCTCAGCAAGTCCGAGTCGGCCTGCGACAGCTCCGTGCGCACGTCTTCGCGCTCAATGCTGGCCGCTGCCATCGAACCACCGCCCTTGCCCCGTGGAGACTGGCCCAGGATCACCTCCATGATCCAGTCGTCCATGTATTCACAAAGCGACTGCTGCGTGGTGATTGAGCCGGTCAGCTTGCTTTCCAGCAGTGCAATGTCCATGCCCTCGGGCGTCATCACCACACCGTCATCGCTCATGGCCTTGAGCGCATCGAAAAGCGTGGCCTTTTCCTTCGGGCCAGCGTTGCGCGGGTACTTGCCCCACGGCGTCGGCGAGCCAAAGCGGTCGTTGAGTTTGTTCCAGGACAAGATGCCCTTGCGCTTGAAAAATACCGGCCAGTACAGCTGCAGGCCCAGGCCCGTGCCGTAAGGGTTATCGTCCTCCGGGTTCACGCGGTGGACGATGAACTTGCGCTCCGGCACCGCCTCGCCTTTAAGCATATTGGCCTGAGTCAGCAGGTGCAGCGCAGGCGCGGCATTCGGGTCGTCCTGCACATAGACAAAGCGACGCTGCGCACGCTTCACCACGCGGGCCGGTGCCACCATGTTGTTGCGGATGGCCCAGACAATTTCAGCCGGTACAAAGCCCATCAGCAGCGCATCCAGCAGTTCGTCACACAGCATGTCAAAGTTCAGCCGCTTGAGCATTTTCGTCACGACCAGCGCATCCTTTTCGCCCACTGGGCTGTCTTCAATCGGATCGACCTGCCACGGCTTGGCAATCACCGCCAGCTTGCGCTTTTGCAGCCCGCTGAACACCTTTCCGTCACGCTTCAAATCGCGGTATAGCTGAAACGCATTGCCCCCATTACCGCGCTCCAACAGCAGCGGGTCATTGGTGCGCAGAATGCCTAGGTAATTGATTTCAAACGGGTCGCGCAGCCGGTTTGCTACTTCCGTTTCCAGCTCCGGGGGCGCTGGGATTATCATTTTTTTAGCCATCACATAAATCCTTGTGCGTCATAGCCGCGCGGCTGGCCGCTGCTCATAAATTCAATCGGTGAAGCCGGGTTGCGCGAGGCAAACCAGGCCAGCGCGCCAGAAATGGCCGTGTCGCCATGACGCTGGCCGCCGCTTTTCTTGTCCGTGGTGTGGCCGTTGTCCGGCACCTTGGGCACGCCGTTGACATTCATCACCGCCCGGTGATCGGTCAGCACGCCCTCGTCGAGGGGCAGCGTGATCTCGCCATCCTCAAACGCCGCCTTGTAGCGCGGCATGTTGTCCCGATACCATTCCTGCGTCAGCATGACGCGGGCAATGTAGTCGGCGCCGTATTTCTGCGCCGCCACCTCGGCCAGATACTGGCCATTGCCGCGCGCATCATTGGCCCCGCCGCTGAAATTTGGCAAGCCGTCCACCACGTAAAACAGCACCTGGCGCTGCTGGTCGAACGGCACATTGCGCATCTCCAGGATGAACGGCGCCGTCTTGTGCAGCATCGCGTTTTCCACCAGCGGCGTGATCGCCGACAAGTCGCCATTGCGCGCAAAGTCCATGCCGTAGTAGCTGGTCAAACTGCGCGGCAGCGCCTGCAGCAGCGGCGCGATGGTGTCTTCCAGCCAGTCGTCCACCGTCTTGACCCGTTCGGCTTCCGGCCGCAGCTCAAAGCCATCGGGCAGCGTGAGCTGGTGAACCGGCAGATCGGCGCTCATGCGCGCTTCCACCAGTTGCCGACTGAAATAAGCGCCGCCCGATTGGGACGGCACGCAGTCCAGCTCCTCGGCATCCGCCGGGCGGTAAATGGCCCGGATTTCTTCCTCCCACTGCCGCTCACCCTCGGCTGTCCAGGTCTTGCCCAGCTTTTGGCACACCCGGCGATACAGCCCTTCCTCAATCGCTTTTTTGAATGTGGTGCGGTGCAGGCTGTAGGGCTTTTTGCCCGCCAGGATGTCCTTGATCAGCTCATTGAAAGCGTTGTCCACACCGTCATGCGTGCTGATCACACGCACGCTGCCGCCCCAGATCAGGAGCGCAAAAGCCGCCTTCAGCAATTCGGCCAGCGAAGAGTGAAACGCCGCCTCGTCAATGATGACCCGGCCCTGTTTGCCGCGCAAATTGGCCGGCCGTGACGACAGCGCCGTGACGCGGTTGCCGCTGGCAAAGCGGATGCTGTACGAAAGCACCGCCTTGTCCTCGTCGCCGTCCTTGAACACCTCTTCGCCGCACTCAATCGCGTCCGCCACCTCATTGAAGTGAACCGCCCACTGCGCCACGTCCAGAATGAACTCGATGGCCATGTCCTTGTTGTAGCCGATGTACCAGACATCCTGCCCGCTGGCCGCTGCCGCCTCCAGCGCCGAATCCGCCGCCTCGGCCCACGACAGGCCCACGCGGCGCGATTTTTCCTGCACCTTGACCTGTGATTTATCGGCAATCCAGCGCTGCTGGTAGGGCAGCATCACGCCCGGCGAGCGGCGCACAAAGTCGTAATCGGCCTCCTTTGCCAGCGCCCTCATCTCGGGCGTGAGCAGCTGCTGCAGGCTGCTCACGGCTTGCCCCCATCGTCCACAATGCCCAGAATGCGGGCCTTGATTTCAGCCACCGTTTCATCGGACAGGCCCGCTTTTCTGGCCGTCTTTTCCACCGATGCCGCCGCCGCTTTAGTGGCGTCGCGCACCTTGGCCTGGAACTGCTTCAGGGCCACGCTCGAACGCGTCAGCGTGGCAATGTTCTTCGCGGCGGCCGACAGTATGCCCACGCGCTCGCCCGCGTCCACATCCTCGTCATCCGCCTCTTTAAAATCCATCAAGGCTTCAAACAGCTCGGTCTGAATCAGGGCCGTCAGCGCCCCGCTGCGCGCATCGCCATCGTCCCCAGCCTGCGCCTGAATGATCAGCGCTGCCTCAGTGCTGGCGCGAATCGCCGACAGCTTGCGGTCCAGCTTCGCGCCATAGCGATGCACGGCCGTTCTGCTGGGCAGCTCGCCCGACACCGCCGCCGCCGGAAAGCGCGCCCGCAGGTCTGCAATCAGCTCATCCAGCGTCTGGCTGCCCGTGGCCAGCATCGCCTCGATGTAGGTTTTGATCTCCGGGGGCAACCGGCTGATGGAGCTTTTTCGTCCCATCGCCAGTTACCAGTACTTCGCCGGGCGCGCAATGCCAGGCTCACACGCCACCGTGTATTCCGACACGTCAACGCCGTGGCGCGTCAGTACCGCGAACCAGCGCCCGCTGGGCTGCTTGTCCAGCGTGACCAGCTCGCGCCCGCCCAGGTAATCCAGTTCGCGGCGCAGCTCCAGCGCCGTCGCGTCCGGGTATTCGGACTGCGCCACCGTCAGCACCAGGCTTTCAAAAGCGCCCACCGGCCGGGCATTGTTCAGAGTCAGCAAAATCAGCCAGCGAATCGCTTCGCGGCGCAGCCGGGCATGGTCAATTTGTTGTTGCGGTGACATCGGTTTTTCCCTTTTTTATGGTGCGTTGTTGCGGGCGCGAAGTTGCGCGTTTTCCAGCTTGGTGCCCAGGCCGTCGAGCTTGGCTTCAATGATGCTTTGGCCCCGGATGTAGTCCTCGCGCCGCACGTATTGCAGCCCGACATCGGCCTGAAACCGCAGCAGCTCACGCTCCACGCGCTGCCACTGCTGGGCCTCTTCGCGGTTGGCGCTTTCGATGCCGTCGAGCCGCTTTGCAAGCTGCTCGTGGCCGGTGACACGGGCCTTCTCCTGCGCAATAAACTTTTCGTCGATATGCGTTTTTGTCTGCGACAGCAGCAGCTTGCCGCCCGTCGCGCAGGCGCCCAAAAACGCCAGCAGCAGCCCGACCAGCTGCCAAAACTCGATTTGCACATTCATGGCGTGTTGCCCTCGCAGTCAAGGGGGCAGGCCGGTGATGGCGGGCGGGTGAAGTGCCCGAAGGGCGGGGGGTGTTGCAGCGTCATGGCCCGCATGATCCCGCGCGCGGGCGAGGGCAAATGACGAAAGCGCTTGA